CGACCTTATCGGCCAGTGTCTCAGCGTCGCGCACCTTGGCCGGGAACAGTGCCCGATAGGCGGCGAACACGTTCCCGAATTCGGCGCGAATCGTATCGGCAACGGCCGTGAATCGGGCCGAATCTACGACGTCATCGGCGGGCACGTCCCGGTCGATGATGTACCGGACCACCTTGGCCGTTTTCGACATCGACGGACCGTGCGCCCCGTGCGTTTTTACGATGTCCTGGCGGGTCACGTCGTCCCTGAACATTTCCACTGCGAACAGAAACAGACAAGCGTCGGACTTGGTGCCGTTGGCTTTCCGGTCGGCGTCGATGTATGCGCCGACGGCCTGAGTGATTTTTTCGTCGTTCCGAATGTTGGCGACCGTGACGGTCGGGACCTTGCGAATCGTTTCCATTGCTACTGCTCCTTAGTTTCGGTCGGCGGTTTTGCCGACACCCCGAACACTACAAGCCCTCACGGACCGTGTCCACCCCATTTCCCGGGAAATTCCAAACCGTAACGAAACCGTAACATTCCCCCCAGAATACTTGTAGACTACAAACAATGGCTTCTCTATCTATAAGGTGTCGATTAGGCCGACAGAAATTCCAGGCCCAAAAACAGCCCCTGACCAGGGGAAACGTCACAAAAACGAACATACGTTCCCCCCTAGAATCGACGCTACGGCCGTCGACGGCCACTAGTACCGGACCGACCAGGAACGGCCCTAGAACGACGCTAGTGCGATTGTGAACGAACACACGTTCGCCCCACCGAATAAACATACAACACAACGCATAACCATACACCGAACATCTGTTCGCACTAGGACCCCGGCCGTCCCCCTGCCCGGTCCCGGTCCCCAACTAGTGGCACCCTCACTGACACTAATGGGGCACTAATGGGGCATACCCCCCAGGGTATCGACCCCACCGGAACATACCCCCCGGGGTATCCAACACAACCCTGCCACCACACCACCGGGCACCACCCCCACCTATGGGGGGCCGGGGGGCGACTTGTGACGGGGACTCTAATAACCGATAGCCGTGGCATACCGTTAATGGTTTGGGGTGACAATCGTCACAGGGGGCACCCTTATTCTTTAGGAGTCCCAGGTCAGATATAAATTATGGTTACCATTTAACCTTGTCGGCCCAGTATGCGGCCGAACATGGGCCTTTGGCAATGTTGGTGGCATGCCTGGCTTTAAAGGATTCTCGTCGTTTGCGGTATGATTCTGATTCTCCGGCTTTCTTGGGGGAGCCTGAGACTCCTTGTTGTCCGAAGCGGATTACTTTACCGTTTTCGCACCCTGGGCCTTTGGCAACTACAACATGGGATTTGGTGGGGTGATTGGGTGTGCGCTTGGGTTTGTTGTAGCCGGACACTCCGACCCGCTTAAGTCGCGGGTCTACTTTCTTTTTGGCCGCCATCACCTAACCTTCTTCAGTTTCGGGTTCTTCCGTTTAGCGGCCGGTGATGCGGCGCGTGTACGTGCCGCCAGAATACGACCAGCCCGGTCCATACTAATGTTCTGTTCCTCAGCAATTTTCTTTTGGACGTTCTTAAACCCAGTAATCTTCTTTTTGGTAGCCATTGTCACATGTCCATGTTGTTGCGGCGAACCGACGCGCTAGTGCGCTTGGTCGCCTTCTTATGAGCCGAATCCTTCATCACAGAACCATCAGGCATCCGATGATAACCCTTGGGAACCGTTTTCATTTTCTTCTTAGCCGCCATTACAATCCCTTCCTGGCTGTCCACGCAACCAGTATTACTATAACATAATGGTAACTGGTTACATGTCACCTTACGGTTCCATGTAACCAAAACCATAAATACAATACCCCCCTATAATCCCCCCAACCGTTCACTCTAGGGGACGCCATGCGCCCCCGGCGAACGGCGGACCCTTTGGTATGAGGAATGATTTGCGCGCGGACAACACCCCCCTGATGGACGCCAGACACGAGAAGTACCTTGAGTGGCTGGTAACTCCTGCGGCTAATCGTGAACCCAGGACCCAGGCTGAGTTTGCTAGGATGTTGGGTGTGGATACGACAACGCTTCGGCGTTGGGAGAAGAAGGATTGGTTTAAAAGTGAGTGGGACCGTCGGGTTTCAGAAATCCAGGGGTCGCCTGAGCGAACCCAGAAACTACTGGATGCGTTATATCTTAAGGCCCTTGAGGGAGACAACAAGGCGGCCCAACTATATCTCCAGGCAACGAATCGGCTTCTGCCACCCCAAACAGTTATCAACACATCCAAAGCATCCGATTTGTCGGATGAGGAGTTGGACGCTTTGATTGTTTCTATTGCTGAGCACCAGTCCAAACGTAAGACCGAGCCGCCCCAGGCGGTGTGATTCTTGTCATGTCCACGCATAGAACGAACGAATGTGCTATGTGTGGGGAGGAATATCCGGCCAATCTAAGGGATTGTCCGTGGTGTTGCGAACCGAAACGAACGAAACACCCCCTAGTAGAACCCAATCATTACGACCCTAGGATTGATGAATGAGCATTTCGAATTATTTGGAGGACGCACTGCTGGATACGTTGCGCGGAACCTCGTTTTCTGCCGCTAACGTATACCTGAAGTTGCACCTCGGTGACCCGGGAGAAACCGGAACAGGTAACCCTGCCGCTGAAACAACCCGTCAGGCCGTCACCTTCAGTGCCGCCAGTGGTGGTAGCATGGCTTCCAGTGCCGCTGTCACGTGGACAAACGTCGCCGCCAGCGAAACCCTTACACACTGGTCGGCTTGGGATGCCAGCACCGCTGGCAACTGCCTGTGGACTGGAGCCTTGTCGTCATCGGCCAGCGTTGCCGCTGGCGACACGTTCCAGATTACTAGCCTGACCCTGACATTGGACTGAGGTAGAACATGACGACGAGTTTTCCCGCTAGTCTTGACACGTTGACGAATCCCTCTAGTGGGGATTCGCTTAATAGCCCGTCGCATTCGGGTCAGCATGCTGACGCTAATGATGCAATTGAAGCACTGCAAGCCAAGGTTGGTGTCGATGGTTCGGCTGTAGCAACTAGCATTGACTACAAGTTGAACAACACTGTTGCCACGTTGACTGGTACTCAGACGTTGACAAACAAGACGTTGGGTTCTGGTGTTCTGGTTTCGCCTGAGGAGCGTTGGTCAATTTCGGCTACCGCCGCTACGGGTACCGTAGACGTGGATACAGTCACATCGACAGCAGTGTATTACACGTCGAACGCTACTGCAAACTGGACGTTCAATTTTCGTGGTGACGGGTCAACATCGCTGGATAGCGTGTTGACGACTGGTGATTCGATTACGGTTGCGTTTGCTGTGACAAACGGCGGAACCGCTTACTACCCCACTGTGTTTCAGGTTGATGGTTCGGCTGTTACGCCGAAGTGGCAAGGCGGTACTGCGCCTGCGGCTGGTAATGCTAGTTCGGTGGATGTGTACGTGTTCACGATTATTAAGACCGCTAGCGCAACATTTACTGTTCTTGCTTCGCAAACTAAGTTTGCTTAGGAGTTATTGATGCCGATTGTTACCGCTGTTAGCGTTGGAGCGAGGGGATATGGCTGGTCTGCCGCTACCGCTACTGGTATTGTCTGGGATTTTACCACCTATAGTGGAACGACACCTGGCGCAAACACTGGTGCTTGCGCCGCCAATTCCAACGGTGCCGCTTTTTGCATATGGGATACCTACGGTACTTCTTTAACTGACCGAGTTTGGTATTGGTCTGATATTACATCTAATACTACTGCCACTACGGGGAGTAGGGCAGCACTTTATTACGCTAGCGGAACTGGTTATTTTGCTGGCTATTTCTGGCAAATAGGTGGGGCGGTTGACCAATACCATAACTTTGCGGAAGTAAGTGTTTACACATACCATGGCGGTTCTTCTTGGACAAACAGAAGTGCAATGCCCAACGGTACGTCTAGGTGTACGGCCGCTTTTTCTCAAGACGGTTCTGCTGGTTTGTTTTATTTCCCTGGTTCAAAGTACCCAAGTTACGAGGGCTTTCCAGTTGATAACTTGAACAAGTTTTACAAGTTAACAAGTTTGACTGGGTCATGGACGGCCTGCGCAAATACTCCAGTTAACTATTCTCAGGGAATGTACCCAGCATACACTTCTGGCGGTTATGTCACTATCGTCAATGGCTGGACTACTGGTACTTATTACGCTTATAGGTATAATATTTCTGCTAATTCTTGGCAAGTATGTGCCGCGGCTCCCAAGACTGGCATAGGTTACTGGGGCATTCCAGACGATGATAAATACTGGTTTATCGACTACAGCAATACTTCTGCTGGAGTGGCGTATTCTTTGAAAGAAACCGACACGGCCTGGTCGGTTGGGAAAGCGGTTACTGGCACAGTGAATTATACTGGTTACGTAATTACTGGCCAGACCGTTTATAATCTTAACCAAGGAACCAAAACACCAACAGTTTGATTTGAGAAAGAGAGTTATTTATGTATTCATTCGAAACCAGAACTGAAAATGGAAAAGCAGTTGCGGTTGTTAGCCGCAATGATGCTGTTATTATTTATCAGGATTACAACCATAAGAATAGCAAGCCGTTTGCATCGGAAGCCGAAGCCGCTATCTGGGCAACTGATTATTGTGCTGAAATGGAGGAAGGCGATTTGCGTGCGGCAGAAGCACGAAAAACTGCTGAACTGGTAAATCAGTCGCAAATTGTCACGGCTGTTTCACAGGCAAGTGCACTGCTAGCCAGCGACCCAGTCAAGTATGCTTCACTGGCTTCGTTTGTTGATTCTGCTGTTGCTGAACTTTCCAAGACTCAGCAATAATACAATTTAGATGGCGGTCATCTACGATTCCGTAGATAGTTACGACAACCTCTCGTACACATACGAGGGGGCTATTGGTCGTACCGCCACAGGTGCAGGTACGGGTTCTTCTACGGGTGCATCCTGGTATACGTTTGACCCGAACGACCAGTACGACGAATCCACTATCACGTATGATGCGGCCAACCGCACCTATGATGGTGCGATAGCCGCACAAGCCACAGGTGCTGGACTTAGTTTCTCCTCCACTGTCTATGTGCGCACCACGTTCTCTAGTGGTGTTGCCGCGGGCGAAGGCGGCGAGGTTGCGCTGTGGTTGCGTATTGTTCCTAAGACTGCGACTGGTGCTGGTGGCGCAACCGCTGGCGATACCGCCATCGGGTTGCGCACAGTGCCCCGTGTGTCCACGTCTAGTGGTGTGGGCACATCGACATCGTATGGTGCCACCAGCCACCTGAGGGTGGCGTCTGGGGTTGGTGTTGGTTCTAGTTCGATGGTTTCGTTTGCGACGTTGTTCCGTTCTGCCAGCCCGTCGGCTGGCTCGGGTTCCACTGATGTTGCTACATGGGTGAATCGTGGACAGCCGATGCGTGGCAAGGTTATTCTTCAACCCTATTGGTCGAAGCGAAAGCCATACTATATCCCTAGGTGAGTTGTGGAACTTAATGAACTGGTGCATGAGCGCGAATGGCGTTTGTGTCGTGGCCCGCAGGATGCCACAACAGAAGAACTGTTGGAGGCGTTCACATATTTCTGTGTGAACTATTGGGCTATTAAGCATCCTGAGCGTGGGCGTATCATGTTTGATATGCGTGAAGCGCAACGTGAAACGGTGCGAGCCTGGTTGGAGAACCGCTATAGTGTGGTTCTTAAGGCGCGTCAGATTGGGTTCTCTACGCTTGCGGCGGCATACGCGTTCTGGCTAGTGTTTTTCCAGCCGGACCGGTTTGTGATTATGCTTAGTCGTACTGAGCGTGAGGCTATGAAGTTGCTTCAGAAGTCTAAGTATGGGCATCGTTGGTTGCCGGGATGGATGCGGGAGCGTGGTCCTCGTTTGTTGACTGACCACCAGTTGAAGATGGTGTTTGATAATGAGTCGGCTATTGAGTCGTTGCCGTCGTCGAATGACCCTGCTCGTGGTGAGTCGGTGTATCTGGTGATTGTGGATGAGATGGCGTTCTTGCCGAACCCTGATGAGGCGTGGGCTTCTATTGAACCTATTGCCGATGTCGGTGGTCGGGTCATCTGTCTAAGTACCGCTAATGGGTCTGGTAACTTCTTTCATAAACTGTGGGTTGGTTCCCAAACAGGAACCAACATGTTCCGAGGTGTGT